TGCCGCTGCACGCTTTTCGATCTTCTTGTAAAGTTCGTATGGTGTCAAACGGACACGGCGGACAAACTCCTCAAGGTTGCAAAAGTCGATCCTAATGTCGTCTGGAAAAAGAAGGTCGGAGAGGAAGACGTGTTCGGGCATCCATCCCATTGGGCTGTCCCACATTCCAATCCCTTTTCCATACAGCAACATCTCCTCAAGGTCTTGCTCTGTATTGTAGAGGTATCCCGGCCATTCTCGGATCGCTTGGTCAAATGCAATGGAAATGTTTTCGGAATTAACAAGTCGTTCTTTTTCGTTTCCATACTTTGTCTTGATCGTGCAGCAAGCCTGACGCTCTGTAATTACATCGTAGTAACTTGCCTTTTGGTTATCAACGATGAATCCAAGCTGTCCGTAGTTCACATCAGATTGCCAAGGAAGACGCTTCTCTGCGAGCTTGCTGTAGCCAGTCGGCGGAAACATTTTATACGCTTTGTAAATTCGTAAACGCTTATTCTCGCGGCCTATATTAGCAAGGCGCAGATGGTTTGCGATGTTCCAAGCATGATTTGCGTTGGAGATTCGTGTTTCTGGTGGTTTGCCGTCTTGATCTAAAGTAGCAAGTGAGAAGTTGTCTTGGCCGATGGATAACATAATTTTTATCGTTTACGATAATGAGTTAAGAGCATTCCTTCTCCGATTGCAAGAAGAACATCCGCGAGCTTTATGCTCAAGTTTAGTTCCTAAAACCCTATCAGTAACTGCTGCTACCGTGTGGATCGCCTGTGCTATCGTATCTCCAAGTCCATCGCTATACCAGCAACGATCACTTGGCTGACGCTGGCAAATTTGATCCTCGACCATCTGTTCAATGTTAGCAGGAAGTTCGACTCCATTTGAGCGGTAATCTTTCTGGATGTTCTGCATTAACCCGCTCCATGTGCTTCCGTAAACAATAGCAGGGAACGTAAGATTATCACGCTTGATCTCATATTTCCAATACCAGCCGCCGACTGGCGCGAGATTTTTGTTTTTAAGTTTCATCTTGCCTTTAATCCGAAAATATATTTTCTTATTGATATGTCAAGAGTTTTTTCTTCAAGCAAAGGCATTCGGCGTTACGGAATGCAATTTTCAGAAAACATGGACGATCTTGGTATTGAGTTATACTGTTACGCTATAAGCCGAGGACAATATGGCAGAACTTATTGCGTTAGACATAACATAAATCTTTCTGATTTTAAATTACTTTCACCACACGAACACTTCTTAAATGCCGTCAAACTCCAATGGCCGACTGAAGTTTCTATTGTAAATCGCGGTTACACCAATACTCAATTATTGAGAACTCTTGAAGAACTCTGCAACAACACTGACATTTGTTTGGCTGGAGCCGCTTCAATGGGTAAGTCTTTCCCTGTAGGTCTTTGGATTTACCTTGATTGGTGCGCTGCACCACACTGCACTTCGTCTTGGGTGGCTACCACAACCTTGGGAGCGTCCGAAGATCGTATCTGGGGTATCATCTCAAAACTCTATAAATGCGCTCGCGTTCAAATAGGTAAACTAATCGACTACCGCCATATGATTGTTTGGGGTGGCGCATCCAACGATGAGGATAAAGATTATCGTAATGCGATAAAAGCCCTCGCGTTCCAATCGGGTAATGAAGGTCAAAAGGCTATTGATACTACTCGTGGTCGTAAGAATGATCGAGTTCGTCTTGCACTTGACGAGTTGCCAGAAATGGAACTTGGAGCAATTACTGCAAGAACCAACTTAGCAGCAAACAATGATAAAACATTCATAGGTATCGGCAACCCATCTGCTGGTGATAATCCTCACACTCGTTGGGCGATGCCTAAGGGCTGTTCTAACTTTGATTCAGTAAGTCCAGATATGGATAAGTGGGAGACTGGAACAGGCGTTTGCTTGTTCTACAATGGTATGCGTAGTCCTAACTTCGCTGCTCCTGCAAATGAACCCTCTCCATTCCCTTTCTTGATGGATCGGGAGAAACAACAAGAAATGCTCAAGTTGTGCTATGGAGACGAGAATGCCATTGACTATGTGCGTAACGCTATTGGTTGGTGGCCTAAGTCGGGATTCGCTCAGACTATTCTCACCGCTGATTTGATTCGTAATGCTGATACCAATGAAGAACCACTTTGGGATTCAGAAGGATTTACTAAGGTAGCCGGATTCGACACCGCATTTACCGTTGGCGGCGACCGATGCGTTCTGACAATAGCTAAGTTGGGATATGTTCGCGGGACTCGCAATCGTGTAATGTGGTTGGAAGATCAGAAGATTATCCAACTATCAGCCAACGCCGCTGCTGAGTTTGAAATCCAACTTGCTACTGAAGTTGTTGGGTTCTGTAGGACTGCTGGCGTTCAGCCTTCTAAATTCGGTATGGACGTGTCTGGTGATGGTGGACGAGTTGGACAAGCTATAATCCGTGAGTGGCTACGCTTTGACGCTGGAGGCGCGGCAATCGCCCTTATCTCATCAATGGGTAAGCCTACTGACCGAATCGCGGCAGAGGTTGATAAACGCCCGTGTAAGGATGTTTACGATAGGCTTGTCTCTGAATACTATTATAGCCTTTATCACGCATTCAAAAGTCGCGTTATTTTTGGCGTTGATCCAGCTTCTGATTTGGCGAGGGAGCTTTGCCTTCGCCGCTACACAATCAAGTCAAAAAAGATCGCAATTGAGACTAAAGATGAACTTAAAGGTAGAACAGGTTATTCTCCTGACTTGAGTGATAGTTTAGTTTATGCTTTAGAAATGGCGCGGCGTAATGGACTCGTTTTTATCGGAAACGATAAACCAGTTCCAACTAACCGATTCTGGGCGCGGGATGAAAAGCCAGTCGAATCATTTTCTGATGACGATGCTTACTCATCAGATGATAATGGAGATTGGTGAATACTGGGCCAAGGCGTTACTCTTGGTCATGGTTTTAGTGACGGCCCCATGTATTGCCGCTTGGTTGTTGATGCCACTCAAACAAGACTACTTTAAAGCTCGTAGTTAGCTGCATGACTCCATGCTTCCCAGTAAAGTAACTTGCAGGAACGGGTATGCATCCCCTTTTCAGATGTGGGCTTTCGGGAGTCTTGGGTCATAAATGACCGCCCATCCCACCGTCGTCAGTGTGCTTCTACGAGAGGCCGCTCCGGTCGTGTAGACCACCTGCCTGCAAAATTGTTTCAAAGATCAATCCAAAATTCCTGCAAGTTCCAAAGTATTTGCTACTTCTTCTGGAACTACAATACGAACTACTTTCTCTCCGTCAAGGTATCCAAGAGTTTCGTGCAGTCGGATGTCTTTTTTCTTCACCCAACATTGATTGAATTTCTGACGAAATAGAATCTTCTCTAGTGTATTGGTTACTTCAACTCCCTCGCAGATGATGCGGGATTCAAACGTATTACTTGTAGTCATAAATTAGATAGTTGTTTTCTCTTGCCCAAGCTGGATTGTCGTGGATTCGGGTATGACAAGTCCTGCATACCGCCATGAAAGTGGATGATACTGATAGGTTCTTTCCTCTTTTACTTTTGTGATGTATGTCCGTGGCTTGGCCGCCGCAGATTTCACACTTGCCTTGGATTTTTTCGAGGTAGTTTTTTCTGACTTCACTATATTCTTTGTTCTTAATCCTACGAGAATCTGATACTGCCTTTAACTTGCCTCCTCGTTTTTTGAACCCCGTTTTGGCTTTAAGTGGCGTTTTTCTTCGTAGCATCGAAAGTATTCAGTTAGTTCTTTTAAGCCTTTTGCAGCGTCAAGTGGATTGTCGTATTCTAATTTGACGGGGAAGGGCTTCCCTCGTTCGTGCATGGCAGTTGGTTTTCCTGCTGCGTAGGGGCTGACTTTGAGAACGTATAAGTTCTCTTCGGCTTCAATGAAGACGTGCATAGTTCGATTACCTTATCTACTTGTTCTTTTTTTAAAATACTTTTTGAATTTACTTCGATTTGGTTAATCAGCGATCCAGTAACACCGATCTTGTCACCAAGTTCACGGACAGTCAATTTCAATGCTCGCCGTGTATCACGGAGTTGGTTAGCGAAAGTCTTGCGTCCAAGAGAACGAATCGTGCGTGATTGCTCGTAAGCACTCATGCAGGTTTCATAGGCAGTTTCTAATGGATGTTTCATTTCAGAGAAAAAATAAACCAGAACTATTGACAAGTCAATACTTTTTTGTTACTATAGTTACTTATGGATAACACTAACAACATCAAAGACAACGTAGAAAAATTACTCGCTGGAGTAAGGCAAACTGTCATGGTTACGAATATGTCTTTAGCCGCCGCGCTGGAGACTCCGTTCATGGCTACCTACGAAAGCAATGAAGGGATTCTTGTAATGGCACTCAGAACCAACAACACCGCGATCATGGCCGTAGCTGCTTCTAACAGATATGCTATAATCAAATCAGACATCATCATTACAAAGGATGGTATCGGAGAACGCCGCTCTTACTTCCAATGCGAAACGCAAGAAGATGCCGATCAAATCTGGGATTTACTCAACGAAAAAATGTATGAGTGGTCGAAAGGTGAAGTTGAGAAGGTTGAAATCGCACTGTAATTATCGTAACCGATAACCATTTTGTTGATGTCACCAAAATGGTGCTTGACATCGAACACAACCTATAGTAGTTTTCAGTCGTGCGAGAAATCGTGCCGTCTGCGTGAAGAACAGACGAAAATAGAAGTAATAAATTGAACTCACAAATATATCGCGGCTCCCTTACCGATTTTCTTCACCCGTCAGTTCGCCGGACTTCTGATCGGTAAGGGGGCGCGGCCCTATATAAAATGAAAAGAGAAGTATTGCGGAAAAGGAAAGGAAAGCGCGATGAGCTTTTTCCGCTCTTGTATCAACTCAATAATGGATTCGATGAATCATTCGCACGTTTTCTGTATCGAATGTTTCTATGCGTTTGCAAACCTGACTTCTTGGACTTCAAAAATGGTCGCTGGTACTTGGATGAGAAATACAAGTGCGACTATTTTCCAAAGCCAAAAAAGCCTCGAGTCAAAAAACTAAAACCTTTTAAACCAATAAAGGTCACTCCAATTATTCAATATCACAAAGCATAGAAAGGAACATGATGGAAATTACAACATACGAACGCTGCGATACGATGGCATCTGGATTACCGGAAGACTATCTTGTTGGATTAACGAAGCCGTCAGTTGATCGAATACTGAAAATGGACAATCCCGGAGATTGCTTGGCTCTTTACACTTTTTACTGCTATACGAGAAAGTGGCAGAGGAATAGTGCGGTATTCGCAACTTCGGAGTATGCAATGACAGGTCTTGGATGGGGAAGAGATAGGTTCTCTAATGCCAAGAAGCAACTTAAGGAAGCTGGATTCATTGATGATGTTTCTAGGAAGGGAGAAGATGGAAGGGTTTTGAAATGGTATGTCGAAGTCCGATTTGCACAATCAGCCACCCTAGCGAATTTCCACACTACGGAAAACCTACACTGTGGAAAACCCCCACACAAATACCTAGTAATGGTAAATGAAATACCTAGTAATGGTAATCAAATACAAAAGGAAAACTCGGCAATGGCCTCGCATTCCTCAGTTGAATCTACTCAACCAAATCTTTTCCCGACTTACCCAAATGAAGGTCACACTTCGGGTTCAGCTACCGCCGAACTGAAATCTGCCGATGGCAAAGGAACGACCCCCCCAGTTCCGCTCGCCCCCCCACGAACTAAAAAACCGCGAGCTACCAAACTTGTCGATGATGCTTTCATCGCTGAACTGAAACGCCTCAACCCCGATAAGGACGTGGATCGTGAAGCACAGAAAGCGCGGACTTGGATACTCGCTAACCCACCTCGTCCGTTCAGCCGCGCATTCCTTGCAAACTGGATCAACCGCGCAGCAGCAACCCAACCAGAACGATTCTCCAACTTTTAACCTACCATGAAAAAAGTCCCAATAGCACGAAAGAGTGAAGCGGCGGCATTGTCGCTGATAGCAATCGACAGAAACATCCTTTCCCAACAAACGTGGGATAGCGATTATTTCGCCATACCAGCCAACAGAATCGTTTTTAATGCGCTCCAAGGGGTTCACCAGCGGACAGGGGTTTGCTGCCCTTTCTCGGCAATTGCAGAGCTTGAAGCAACTGGACAGCTTGAAGCAGCGGGTGGTGAAGAATCTGTCCACGACACATTATCCACGATGAAGGTAGCTTCGGGTAAGGTTTGCCAAGACATGGCAGACGACTATCGGAAGCACTTGCACCGCACTAAAGCCTACCGCGATGTGATTACGCTCATGGAGAAGGAAGAGCCAAACCTACGGACAGGTAAGACGAATCTGAAGGAATTGTCGGAAACGATAATGAAGTGCGCCGAGGATCGCACAACAAAAGTGAAACCAGTAAAAGACCTAATCATTGAAATAATCGACGAGATGGAGGGAAAGGCTGTAAAGGATTTCTTTCCTACTGGGCTACTCAAAGTAGATCGTGCGCTCAAGGGCGGAATGCACAAAGGCGAAATGATGACTGTGGCCTCGGAGACTGGTGGAGGAAAATCCATCTACCTTGTGCAAGCTGCACTCGCAAACTTACTAGAAGGAAAGTCAGTTCTATTCTTCAGCCTTGAAATGAACGCTAAAGACATCCTGACTCGAATGGCTTGCAACTTATCTGGCTATCCAGTTAGAGAGCCAGAAGATTACAAAAATGCGAGCCAAGGAGAACTTGCAAAGATGAACGCTGCATTGTTGAAATTGCACCAATTACCCATAGAAATTGTGGATGG